ACAAGAAGTAATAGAACAACCAATTCAAAATAAAGAAGGGATTGACTTCATTTTTGAGCAATCTCCTGAATTATCTAAAATAGGTTCTAAAGAACAATATTCTTCTTATATTTCTACTATTTTCCCAGAATCTAAAGTAAAAGATATTGTTTATCATGGAACTTATCAGGATTTTGAAGGTTTTGATAAAGAGAAATTAGGTTCTACAACAGGAAGTGGTAAGTATATTAATAAGAAAACTAATGAGGAAATTCCTATTGATTCAAGTTTTGCTTTCTTCTTTACAAATAAGAAATTAAATGCATCAGCTTACTCTTATAAAGGAAGGGCTAATAAAATTAATGAAACTTTATATCATTTAAGCTCTATTGCAGAACCTTTATATAAAAGTCAAGAGAGAATTAATGAGTCTATAAAGTATTTGAAATCAATTCCTTTCTTTAATAATTTAATAGAAACTGCAAAATCTGAAGGAAAATCAAGTAAGGATATATCTGAATTACTTAGATTAGAATATGTTAAGTTTTATAAGAAAACAAAAGACAGTAGTTTTGACAGATTTACCAATTGGCAAGTAAATAATCATGAAGATAAGGAAGTAATTAAGAACTTTAAACAAAATATTGATAAATTTTTAGCAGGAAATCCTGATATTCAAAATAGATTTGGTAATTTTGAACAATATAGTTCAGGATTAGGTAATTATTTTAATCTTTGGTATGATAAAGACACTAAGCAATACACATTCTTAAATTCAATTACACATGATAGGTTTACTTCTAAAGAAGCTACAAAAGAGAGGTTAAATAAGTTCTTTGATGATGCTTTAATAGAAATAAATAAGTCTGAACAAGAAAGGATTTCAGAAATGAAATCTTTAGGCTATCAAGAAAAAATAAAACCTGCTGTTATAAACCTTAAAAATCCTTTAGTTCATGACTATGAAAAATCTGCTTTCCCAGATACTTATAAAGGACAATTAAGAAAAGAAGAAGGTAAAAAAGAAGTAGAAACTGCTTATATTGCTGCAAGACAAACAAATAAAGCCCTAAAAGAAGGGAATGATGGAGTTATTTATGAAAATATTGTAGACCCATTAGAATCTAATTCTTATGGAGTATTTGATGCTAATAATATACATACACTTGGTTCTAAAACAGATATAGAAGGATTTAAGAAATTTGTAAATAAAGAAACACCTACACAAGTAGTAGATAAAAATCAAATAAGCTTTAAAACAGGAAAAGGTAGTGTTTATACTTATTTACCTGATGGTAGAATTCAAAGATTTAAAACTGTAGAAAATAAACAGTATGAACCACAGGATTTAATAGTTTTTGTTAAATTTAAAAACTCTGAACAAGAACAAAACTTTTTAGCAGGTGTTCAAGATAGAGAAAAAAGTGGAACTAAAGTTTATGTAATAGATAAACAAGGTAATAAATATTCTAAAAATGCAGATATTAAAGGAAAAGATGTGGTATTAGCATTAGTTGAAACTAAAACTAATAAAGTTATTGATACAGTAGAAACTAAACAAGAACCTACTATTGGCTATAATACTTATGATGAAAGAAGATATGTAGAAAATGGAGAACCTATGAGAAGTATGCACATAGGCAATAAAGTTACAGAAATTTTAACTCAAGAACAACCAATAGTAGAAGAAACTAAAGAAGAAGAAAAAAATGGGTGTGATACACCTTTTTAAATTATGGCTTGGAATAAAAACAATAGTAAGAATATCCCTGTTATTTACAAAATCACTAATTTGATAAATGGTAAATTTTATATAGGAAGTACTTTAAAATTTTATGACAGGGTATATGGGCATAAGAGTTCAGCTAAAAGCCAAACACATCATAATGCAATACTACAAAGAGCTTTTAATAAATACGGACTAGAAAATTTCATTTTTGAAATAGTTAAAATTTGTCATGAAGAAGAACTTATAGAATGTGAGCAGTGGTTTGTAGATAATCTCAAACCAGATTATAATGTTAGGAAAATAGTTGATAGAAGTTCTGGAATAAAAATGTCTCAAGACATAAAGGATAAATTATCTAGAATCCAACAAGAAAGAAAACACTTACAAAGGAAGTTCAATAAAACTGATGTAGATAACATCTTATTATTAAGAAAACAAGGTCTAAAGAATAAGGAAATAGGAGATATATACGACATACATCCAGAGGATGTATCTAAAATTTGCAACGGTTTAAAATACTCTGATTTGTCAGGTATAGTTAGAAATTAAATATTAAATATTAAATATGTGGTCTCCTCCGTGTTCGGTAAAATATAAAAAAGTAGAAAATAATTCTTTAAAATCTACACAAAATTATCTTGTAGCTCATAAGGCTATAGATAATGCGTCCAATATTTTAGACTTATCAAAGTTTAGAGATATTAGAGATTGGTTACAAGAAAAAGCTTCTAAAAAAGGATATTTTCCTGATTTTTTAATACAAGATGAAAAAAATGGTAAAAAAGCTATTTTTAATACTTCTGCTTTTAAAAAATTAGATGGAATTAATGCTCAAATAGAGAAAAAAGCTAGTCAACAACCTACATTGTTCCAAAAACAATCTCAAGAAGGACAAATAGCTACAGAAAAAACTTTAAGAGATTTAGCCGCAAGAATGTCTGATAGAATAGGAATTCCTGTAAGATTTATTTCTGACAGAAGTCAAGAATTTAAAGGTAAAATAGAAAAGAAAAATGGAAGAGGAAATGGTGTAGAAGATTACGCTGTTATCAATTTAGTTTATGCTACATTAGATACACCAATACATGAAATTTTAGCTCACCCTATTATAAGAGCTATTAAAAATATACCAGAAGAAATTGAACTATCTCAAGAAAGAATAAAAGGGGAAATAGAAATTACTCAAAAATTAGTAAAAAAAGAGATTACAAGAGAACAAGCTAATGAATTAAAAAAAGCACTTCCTCAACATAAATATAAAAAATCTGCTGAGTTATATCAAAATCTCCTTAAAGAGTTAGAGTATGGTAAAGGTAAAGAAGTATTAGATAGGATTAAAAGGGATTACAAGTATAAAAAAGAAGTACCAAATAAGTATCAAACAGATTTTGCAGATTTTTATATTAAAGATCATAAGTATTATATATATTATCCTTCGGAAGGTCATACTGAAGAAATAAATAAAGATGAGTTTGAAAAAAATATACCAGATAATAAAAAATACTCATTAGAAGAACAACAAGAAGAAGCTATTGTAGAATTATTAGGTTTAATGACTGCTGAAAAACTTGATGCTGTTAAAGACGGTAAATTAATTTCTGTATTAAAAAGACTTTTAAAAGAAATAAAATCTTTTGTCAAAGATTTATTAAAACAAAGAGAAGTGGAAATAGATAAACTTCCTGATAATATGACATTAGGAGATTTATCAGATTTATTAGCTTATTCTAATAGTAAACTTATATTGCCAGGATATGAAGTAGAATATACTACTCCTGATAATATTAAGTTTAAAACTTATCAAGAAGCTAGTAATCATATTAGTAAATTAGCTAAAAGCGTTGAAGATGTTGATTTAAGTAATATTAAAATTTCTTTAAGAAAAAAAGTACAATTAGCAAATGAAATTCCTGTAAATGAGTTTATAGATGAATTTGATAATACATCATTTATTAAAAAAGAAGGTAAATGGTACAACAAAGCATATAATAAAATTGTACAAGATGATGACATTGTTACAATTTGGAATAGTAATCTCTCAGATAATTATATAAATAAAGGAGGAGTAGAAGGTTTTATAGAAAAAAACAAAGAATATGAACAATCTAAAGAAATTATAGAAGAATGGAAAAAAGTAAATAACATTCAATATAATCCTGAAGAAATATATTCAAGAGGTCAAGAGTTTAGTTCAGTTGTTGGAGCCTATTCAAATTTTGATGTAAATTTAATGATGCAAAATTTATTATCTCATATTGAAGATAATGAAAAAGCTGGTGGTAAGTTTGCAATATCCGCATATACCAAACCTATTGATAAACAAATAGGTCATTTAGAAGGTGGTGGAGGTAAAATTAAATTTAAAATTTATCCACAATCTAATGATATATTATGGGCTGCTAATACTGATGTTTATAGCGGTAGTGTTTGGGATGCTTCTGAAAAAGTTAATAAAGATAAAAAATCAGAATTACTTGGAGTTAGTTATACTAAATACCCATCTTTATCTAATGTTAATACAGTGCAACCAAATCTTGCTAATATTGTAGATAATTTAAATCATCATCATAATGAACTTGGAATAGTACTTACAGGTAATAATTTTAGACTAGAATATGATGAAGATATTCCTTATACTACTAAAAAGATTATTGATGGAATAAATAAAATTCTTGACCAAAAATATGGTAAGTTAGTTAAACCTGAAATTAAAACACCTAAAAAATTAACTATACAAGAAAAAGAGGAATTACAAAATTTAAAAGATTTACAAACTGAAGCTTTAAAAACAGCTCTACCTGATTTTTTAAGTTTTGAAGATTTATTTTCTAAAAAAGACCAAGATAGAATTAATGAATTACAAAAAACAGAAGGCATCCAACCAACTCAAACTAATGAAACTTTAAAAGAAAGTATTAATAGTGTTAGAAATAAGTTAGGATTAACTAAGAATCCTACACAATTTAAACATGATGATTTTGCATTAAATGATATTGTTACTGTTGAAGGTAAAAAAGGTAAATATAAATTATCAAATTTTAATAACAGTGAAGGAGAAATTGGTATAGGAATTACTGAAACTTTTTGGGATTTAGACCCTGTTGATAATGAATTTGACCCAGATACAAACCCAGACGGTTTACATCCTTTATTTAATGTTCCTACTGGAGTAATGACTTTAGTAAAAGATAAAAAACAAAAAGAATACACTTCCCAAGCATTAATTAATACTAAAATAGCAGCTTTAAAAGAAGTAGCTAAAAAGTATCCTAGAAGTTTAATTAGAAATGAAGTTAAAAAAATAGATGACACACCATTTGATGATAGTGTAGATTTATTTGGTCTTGATGATTTACCTTTTCAAAAACTATCAGAAGAAGAAAAATTTGCAAACAAATTATTTGAAGAGGCTATGAATACAGAGCAAAATCAAATAGACAAAAAACTAAGAACCTGTTAATATGGCATGTCCAAATAAGACGTATAAGAGTGATTTAAATCAAACTCAATCTGATTGGGAGATTTTAGTTGAAGCATTAGGAGAAGACAATGCTATGGCATTATTTATTAAAAATAATGAAGAATTACCTACTATTGACCAAATAAATTTAATTATTAAAGCTAATTCTATTTTAGATAATAAAATACATGAAGTAGAAAATAAAATAGTAAATGAATTGCTGTCTACTACAGAAACAGATAAAATTGTTACCACTGTAGAAGATTTCTTTGAGTCCACTAAATCAAGACTTCAAAAACTAATTAAAAATAAAAATTATGACACTCTTAAAAAGTTAATGACTACTAAAAGTGGAATAAACATTTATTCTTCTATAGAAACTTTATTAAGAGATGCTAATAAAGCTTTAGTAGAGATTGATGGAGAAATTAATGAGCCTGGAATTAAGCAAAAAGTAAGAAGTATTGCTATTACTATTGTAGAAACAGGTAAATTAGTGGATATTTTAAGAGAAAATGTCAATAATATTGTAAAAGATAAAGCAAATGCTTATAAAAATATCTCCACTTTACAGTATTATCTGTATACATTAAGAGATTGGGAACTCCTTCTAAATGATGCAAAAACTCAATTTAAAGGTAGTAAATATACAGAAGCAAGAATTGATGAAATATTAGGTCAAATAAAAGCTATAGAAAAAGATGTAGTAGATAATGATATAGCAGGTATGGTGTCTGCTTTTAAACCTTATTTAACTCCTGTTTCTAAAAAATATATAGAACCTTTTAAAGAAAGACTTGACAAAGTGAACACTTTAATAGCTTCTACCAAAAATGCAGAAAGAAAAAAAGTTTTACAAAAAGAACTTGAAGCTCTAACTAAAAAAATAAAAGATTTTGATTTAGCTACAGATGATAATATTATAGCTTTTTTAAAAGGAGAAAGAGGAGATGCAAGTTTAGCAAATCTTCTTCTTGAGGCTTATTCTGATTCTACAGACCCTATTATAGCTTCTTTTACACAATTTCTAAAAGATAATATGCACGAAGTTGCACAAGAAGTTAGTGCAATAGAAGTGGAGTATTTAAATGAATTAAAACCTATAATGGAAAAACTTGGAAACAGGTTTAATCCAGAAACTTTAGGAAAACAAGTTACAGGAGAATCCGACAGAACAGATAGTAATGGGGAGTCCTATAAAGTTGTAGAAATGCTTAATGAATGGGGTGGAACAGAAGAAGTAGAAATAGACGGAGAAAAAGTCAATTCAGGGTATGTAAATATCAGTCAATTATTCAATAATAAGATTAAAAGTCTTAAAAAACTAATAAAAGAAGGTGTTGATGTAGAAGACAATAAAAAATTACTTTCTAAAATTAATAAATCCTATCTTAGTTTTAAGATGGAATTTATGCAACAGGAGTATTCTGATAAGTATTATGAAAAATATGAACTTTGGGAAGATGAAGTAGGTCAGGAATTAAAACAAGAAGTGGAAGATATATTTACTAAGATAAATAATCTTAAAACTCCTCTTTTATTTGACAAAGAACTTTCTCAGGAAACTTACGATGAAATTGATGCTCTTTATGATGAATACATTCTATTAGGCTCTTTATATAATGCTGAAGGTGTTAAAAAAACATCTGAAAGAGATATAGAGAAAGTAGAAAAAATGCGTAAAATCAGAGAATTAAACAGAGAAATCTTTGAATACGAGGAGAATTTACAGGCTTTTGAAAAAGAAAAAACTAAATTTTCAGAAAGATTAATAGCTAAAGGTGTTGCAGAAAATACAGAAGAGTATAAAAAAGAAATGGAAGATTGGGAATCTTCTAATACAAGAGATGTAATTTCTGATGATTTTTGGAAAATAGACAAGTCTATAACAGAAGAAATTAACGAACTTTCAGAAGATTTAGGTTTAGAAAAAAACTTAGAAGTAGATGGATTAGGCAGTTATAAAACAAATTATGACACTATTAAAGAAGCTGTTTATGGACACAGAGATGAAGATGGACAACCTATTGGGACAGAAATAACAGGAGAAGCTACAGATGATATTAGAGAAGCAATGCTTAATCTTGAAAAAATTAAACAATCTGCTGTAAGAGATTCTGGTTTAACAAAATCAGAATATGAAACATTATCAGACCTTTCTCAAAGACAATATCATTTTAATGATTTAACTAATGATGAATTATCAATACTTGATGAATTAAAAAAGAAAAGAGATAACAAAAGAAAAGAAGATGAAGGGAAATCAGAACAGGAAAAAGCCTTAAATAAAGAAAGAAGAAACAGACTTCAGGTGTTATTTGAACAATTAAAGCAATTAAAATCAAGAATACCTACTAAATATTATATTAACACTGTAAATTCCATCACTCAAAAATATGGAGTTTCTTTAGATAATAATGGTAAAGTGGGTAAAGATGATTTTTTAGACAGCTCTAAATTAAATTCTTTACTAAAACATCAGGATTTTTATGATTGGTTTCATGCTAATCATATTCAAACTGAAGTATGGGATTCAGAAGAAAAAGTTTTTAGAAATCAATGGGTGAGATTATTTCAATGGAGTAGAGTTATGCCCAATAACCCTAAACACATAGAAAGAAAACCTTCCAGAAAATACTCTTTAAGAAAAGTAAAAGATGAATACTTAACAGGATATAATCCTTCTACTAAAAAAGTAGAGTTAAAAGTTGGAAAACACATAGACAATAGAGGCTATTTTCTACCTAAAAAAGGTAAATTCAGAGATAGCAGATATGAAGAGTTAAAAAAGAATGCTGATTTATTTGCGTTAAACCAAATACATACAAAATATCTATTAAAAGCTCAAGAAGATTCCCTTAATAATACTAAATTATGGTTGGAAATTCCAAGACTTTTAAAAACTTCTACAGAAAGAATTATTAAGTTTTTAGAAAAATTAAAAGAAAAACCTGAAGACATACCTAATATTATTTGGTCAGCTATAAAAGCTAAATTAAACTCTATTACAGATTTTTCTCAAGGAGAAGGTAATTTTGAACAAGTGTTTGCAGATAAATATGGAAATGAATTTACTTCTGTTCCTATTAAGCATAAAAACAAGTTAGACATACAGGATGTTTCTTTAGACCTTTTCAGAGCTATTTCTAAATATACATTTTCTTCTAAAATGAATAAAAAACTTGTTGATTTATCTCCTACAGCAAGTGCTTTAAAAAGAATTTTAGGAGAAAGTGATTTTAAGCCCTTAAATTTATTAAAAAGAATAAAAAACAGAGGAGTTTCCCCAAAAGGGACAACAAATCATAGAGCTTACGCTGTAGACAATATTATTAAGAGAGTTTTTGAAGGTCAGGAAAAGAAAATGGAATTAGGTAAAAATGTAGAAAAAATCTCATCTTTACTTAAAGGAGCTACAGTGTTAAAATCTATAGCTTTTGATATTCCAGCTTCTATAGCTAACGTCTTAAATGCTGAAAGAGAAAATATTATAAATGCTTCAAGAGGATTTATAAATCTGTCTAATTTAGCTAATGCTCATAGAATTTTTGCTACAGAATATTTTCCTGCTTTTTTTGAAGAATATAGTAAAAATGAAATTAAAGGAAAAAACTTGCAATCTCAAATATTTGATTTATTTGGCTTTGTAGCTTCTCATGATTTTGAAAATGAATTAGGGGAAAGACTTTCATCTTCTAAGATAAAAGATGCTTTAGCTTTAAATTGGGTAAAAAATCACAGAGAATGGGGAGAATTATTTGTTCAATCTGTAAATGCTTTAGCACATTTAGATGCTATAAAAGTAGACCAGATTATGCCAGATGGCTCAACCAACACTATTCCTTTAAGAAATGCTTATGAACTTGATTCAAAAGGTGTTATAAAGTTAAAAGATGGGATAGACAGTAAATGGGATATAAATGGGGAAGCCACACAAGAAGTAAAAAGAAGAATTAACCAACATAACAGAAGAGTGCATGGTAATTATGCTAAAGATATAGATAGACCTGAAGCAGATACTTACACTTTATATTCTGCTTATTTTATGATGAAAAGATTCTTCATAGCCATGTTTATTAATAGGCTTGGTGGAGATTACAGAATGACTAAATATGGAATAAGAGTGAATCCTCGATTTAACATGGTTAAAGGTGCAGATACAGGATATTATGCTGAAATATTAAACCTTATAGCTGATGAATTTGAAACTAAATTAAATACAGGAGAATGGCATACATTAACAGAAACACAAAAAATAGCTTTAGCTAAATCTATAGCTGATGGCTCTTTAATGATACTTTCTTATTTATTATTATCATTTGTATTTGGATATAAAGATGATGATAAAGATAAATACAAAAAATTAGGAGAAATGTCATGGCTACAAGCACAAGGTATTTATCAGTCAGCCAGACTTTTTACAGAAGCTACAACTTTCTTAAATATAAAACAATACAAAAACTTTATTTTAGATAGCCCAATGATGGCATCTACAATAACAGATTATTTAGATTTAATTAAATACACTTTTGGTAATTTAGTAAATGATGAAGACTCATATTATCAGAAAAATTATGGTTTGTATAAACAAGATGAATCTAAAGCAAAAGCAAGATTAATGAAAGTAACAGGTGTAGAAAAAGTAATGAAAGGAATTTCTAATGATGAGAATCAGCAAGTGGAAGATTTCTTAAAAATGAGAGCTAGATAGTCTGATTAGGTATAGGAGTTGTTTCAAAAATTCCTGTAGATAACCCTTCATCTAAAAACTCATTTACATCTTCTAAAGGTATTAACTCTTTAGTTTTAAACACATTATTTTCACTTTCTGGATAAATTTTTCCTATTACATATTCTTCTTTTTGCTCTCTAATATGTAATTCAATTGTTTTTCCTTCTACAACTCTTTTATAATAGTTAAATTTACTCATATTATTTTTTATTTCTTTCGTTTTCAATATATTTAATAACACCTTCTGGTAATTCTTTTAATTCTTTTACTAAATAATTACCTTCATTATCTACTTTTTCATATACATTAGGTAGATAGTAGTATTTTTTATTTACATTTTTACCATCAAATTCTAATAATTCTATTTGTTGTTTAGTTAGTTTTATTTTTTCCATATTGCAAATATACAATTAGTATTTATACTTTCTTCAAAGTTTTTGTTAAATAATTATTATTGTTAAAAAGTGTGAACATATTAGGATATTTAAGGCAATTTGCCGATAATTGCATTATAAAATATAAAACAAATATGGAACAAACACAAAGACAGTTGACTCTTGGAGAATATCGAGTAGGAGTCACATTTAATCCTTCACAAAATGAATATGTTGAAATATTCAAAAGAGAAACAGCTAAATTAATTGATTTACTAAATGAAAGTTCACAAGTAAATGATAATACAGAAGCTAAAAGAGCTTTTTCATTAGCTATGACAAATTACGAAGATGCAGCTATGTGGGCTGTAAAAGCATTTACAAAAATTAAACAATAAAAATGGAAAAAACATTAACAAATACCACTGCAAGTCAGGCAAAAGATAATGTAAAAGACATATTATTTTGGGGAAATGGGGATACATTTAAACTGATTTCTAAAGCTTCTTCTCAAAATGAAGGTTGGATGAAATCTACAAAAGCAATGGAAGTTGAAGGTGTTGGCTGTGTTGTCCAAGTTACAACGCAACAAAAAAATATAGATGGAACATATTCTTTAGCAGAAGCTGTTACATTTGTTCCAGATGCAAAAATTCAAGAAAATTATGATACGTCTGAAAATCAAGTAAAAAGTGTAACATCAAGAAAATTAGTTAAAAGTTTTTAAACAATAAATAAACCAAAATGAATTACAAACCAACAAAAAGCTCTAATATCTGTAAAGAGGGTAAAAATTACAGAGTAAGAATGATGATTAATGGTGTAAAGGTGAGCAGGAATTTCTCTTCTTACAGACAAGCTTATGAATTTAAACAAGACTTATTGCAAGCAAATAATCTGTAAAAATGGAACAAACAACAGAAATACAAGTTACACAGCCAGAAGCACAGAGAGTTCCTTTGGGTTTTACAGCCAAAACAGATTCAAAACCATTAATTACATTTCAACAGTTTTTTGATTTAATCAGAGCTGTAGATACATTAAGTGGATTAACTACATTTTTAAAACAAGAAAATTTTAATGCGGATAATATCAGATATTATTTTAAAGAAGATTTGGAAGATGTTGTAAATGACCAAGGAGAAATTACCACTCAAAAGAAATTAAGAGAAGATTTCTGGAATTAAAAGTAAATTTTACAAAATAATTAAGCCCCAAGGAAATTCCAAGGGGCTTTTTTATTTCATTAATTCTTTCCACTTATCTTTAAAAACTAATTGTTCTTCCTGTATATAAATTCTCTCAGCATATTCTTCTTCACTTGTCAAATGATGTGCTTTACATTCTGAACAGAAATACACTCTTTTTTCTTTACACCACTTTTTACCACTACTTTTCCTGGCATTTAGTATAGTGGTAGCTGTCTTTTTATCATATTTTTGTTTACAACAATTCATATATTATCCAATTACCACCCTAGGGACAGGTATAATGTATTTTCCACTATAAATCCCCCCTAATCTTTTTTTAATTTCTTTAGTGAAATTAGGAGCTAAAATTAATAAATAATCTACAGGGTTAGTTTTTAATTCTTCTACACTTACAATAGGAATTCCTGTTCCAGGACTATACATACCTTGTTTTTCAGGAGTATCATCTACAATATATAATATATCTTTATGAGACAAACCTGCTGCATTAAGCATTGTATTTCCTTTAGCAGAGGCTCCAAAAGCTCCAACTTTTACTTTAGTTTCTGTATTTAACCAAAGTATGTTGTTAAATAATTCATTTAATTTAAATGAAACTTTGTCACTCCACTCTTCATATATTTTAAAATCTGTAAATCCTGCATCTTTTTCTTTGTTTAAAAAAGTAGACACACTTGATAATACTTCTCTATTACTATAATCATGTGTCATTACTACTCTGCAAGTGCCATCATGTATGTCAAACTTTTCTACATCTATAATTTTCATATCACATTCTTCAGCCAGTTTTTTTAAAGGTGTAATAAGAAAATAAGAAAGGTGTTCACTATACACTTGACCAAAACTTAAATTATTAATAGTGTCTATTAAATAAGGAAACTCAATAATAAACACTCCATTATAAGCTAACATTAATTTTGCACTTAAAAAGAACTCCCGCAGCCTATCTACATGTGCTGTGACATTTGTAGCTGTAATTACTTGTGCTACTCCATAAGAATTTATTACCCCTAAAGCTGTATTTATACTTAAAAATTCATCTATAGCATTAATTCCTTTATCTCTGCATATTTTACATAAATTTTTAGCAGGGTCAATATTTAATAACCTTAGTTTAGGGTATTTTTCTTTAAATTGTTCTAATAGTGTACAATCATTTCCAGCAATATCTATTAAAAAATCTGCACTACTTCCTTCACTTAAAGTGTATTTTTGCTTAAATGTAGTAGTCATCTCTTTGCAATGGTTTATATACCCCTGAGAAACTCCAGATTTATAAACATAATGACTAAATAACACTCTTGGGTCAACCACTTCACTTAATTGACTTAAACTACAATTCTCACAATAATTGACTTTTAACTCAAATTTATCACAATTTAAAGCTTCTTCTTGCGTTTTAAATAAATTGTTAGGCAGAGGCATATCCCCAAAAGAAATATATTCTTTTAGTTCTTTTTTACCACATATTCTACAATTCCATTTTGTTTTAGAGATGCTATCTCTTTGTTTTAATTCGTTACTATTTGCTCCCATTTTTAATTTTTAATTGTGCACTAATAGGCATCCTTTTACTTTTATAAATTTATCTTTTCCGTATTTTTTAATAATATCTTCAATATAAAACCAATCTGCTGAAAGATGAGTTATGTTGTTCCATCCTACATTACATGCAACATCAGCTCTTATCATTGCACTTGCACAATCAATATATCCTCTTTTAAGACTGCATTCCATTACATCATAATGAATATAGTTATGAACCATTTGAGAACAATAACTTCCAATAAGATTTGGATTATTTACTAATGGTTGAATAAGTTTACTTATATAAGGTATAGTGTGATGATTATCAGGGTTAGATACTACTATAAAATCTGTTTTTGGAAATACCCCATCTCTTATTTGTTCTATAGCCCATTTTCTTATAGAATGCCCCCAGAATTTTTTCCTTTCCGTTGTTTCAATATATATAATTCTAGGGTCGTTAATAGCTTCTATGAGTTTTTGTAAATTAGTGGAATTATGACCATCATGAATAAGTAAAAGCTCCCAATTTTTATGGCTTTGAAGTATAAGGTCTCCTACAATAGTAGGAAAAGTATTAAAGATTGGCACTATAAAAGTAACTTTCTTATCCGATTTAAATTCAGTATTGTGACCTTCATGACTATAATCAATTAAATCAGCTTTTGTGTTTATTCGTTCATTCATAACAGCTTTATTTTCTTCCCACCATAAATCATACCACTTATGTAATTTAGGATTTATATTATTTTTTAGGTTTTTAAATGGTTTTGATTCTTGACAATGTATAATAATTGGTTTAGATGTAAGGGTTAATTCAGGACAATGTATTTCATACAAATCTTGATAATTCCATTCAAGTGGTAATAATTTTATTTTTATATTTTCTGTATAAATAAAATCATTTAAAACTCCTTGGTCAAGAGAGTATGAAAAAGAACAGGTATTTGCGTAGTTTAATAATTTTTTATACCATTGATTATTTACAATTGGTTTATTTACAATTAATACCGCAGGTTGAATATCTATCTTATTACTTAATATTCTTTCTCTAAGATTTTTAAGTTTTGTATATTGTGGGTTTTTTGTAGCGTATATTCCAATATTAGTAGATACAATGTAATCTTCAACAGATATTAAATCATATTGGTTTAAATCTTCACTAAATAAATAGGAAATATCTTCAACACAAATACAATCAGAATCAATACATATTATTCTATCATAATCAGTCATATTAAATATTTCATATCTATACCAAGAAGAGCTGTAATCTGCTGTTAGATATTCTCCTTCATAACTTACATTATTATATCTAGCTTTTATATCTTCAGTAATAAAGTGGCAATTATTTTCTCCAAATTCTTTTAATACTTCAATATCCGCAGTAATTACTTTAAAATCTATTCCCACACAATCAGTATGTCTTTTGATTGAATTAAATAAAGTCTTTCCAGTTTTTGAGTAATTTCTATCAAATACAGTAGTAATACATATTTTATTAACTTTATTAGTAATATTTATATCTTTTATTTTAGGAAATTCTTTATAGTGTTCATTCCATCTATTTAAATTTACTCTATTTCCAAAATTCCACATGCAAGATTTAATAATAAAATTATCTACTTGTAAAATTTTCTTTTTATTCCTTATTATTTGCTCATAAAAAGCATTTGGACTTCTGTGTTCAAATAAATAACAATGATTTTTTGTAGTTATTTTATCAACAGGAAATTCTAATTTTTTAGAAATTTCTTTAGAAATCATAAATCCAGTAGTTCTTATATGTAATTTAACTTCTTTAGATATTTCTAAACAAACTACACCAACATCTTTTATTACAGCTTTTTCTAAAAATTTTTGTATAAAATCAGTGGACATTGGTATTGTATCATCTCCACTAAATAATAAATAGTTCCAATTATTATCAAATTCTATTAAAGACTCTTTACAAATCTCTTGAAATACTCCAATATCAAATCCTATATTTTCTCTTTTTATATATTGAATATTGTTTTTTACACATAATTCTTTATATTTTTCACTTTCTCCATTGTCATTATGTATTATAATTAATTCAGAATTTTCTGTCTGGCATTTTTGCCAAACATCAATCCATCTTTTAATATTATCATATCTGTTATAAACAACTACAACTACTTTTATTTTCATAATTCTGTATACACTGTATTAATAACTTTTAAAGTGTTTTCAAATCTTTCTTTGCAGTTATTGTCTTTTAAATTAACTTCTGTGACATAACTCAATACCTGATTATAATACTCTTTATCAAGTAGTTTTAATATAGTTTGTTCATATTCTAGTGGACTTTCTGCCACTAGAATGCCCTTTAACTCTTTTGTGCTATATAAAGAACTACCAACAGGTAATGTATTTGTAAAAGCACACTCAATTAATTTTAAAGAGGATTTACATAAATTAAATTCTGTATATTCTAAAGGCATTAAACAAACATCTAAATCCTTATATAAAGTTAAATAGTCTTCAATAGGAACATATTCTTTTAATATTAAATAAATATTTTTCTTTTTCTTAAACATATTAATTATCTCTGTCCAATATCTGTCTTCTTTGATATACCCATATATGTGAAATTCTACATTTTCCACAATAGTTTTATTTTTAGCAAGTTTGTTTAACACTTGTTTAAACATCAACATATCAGGATAATGAGAAACAGAATTTACAAAACCAATTCTAAATTTATTACTTTTAGTTTTTTCTTCTATTTTAAAGTCATTTTTATCTAAAAAATTAGGTAAAATAGCAATATTATTATTTAAATTCTTACAATGAAGCATTAATCTTTCTGTAGGAACTATCAGACAAGTGGCATTTTTAATTTGTTGAGCTATTCTGTATTCTGTGTATGTTTTAACAAAATCATTATTGTAATAAGGATGCATTACACTATAATCATCTTTACCAAAAGCATCATCAATAGAATATACTATTTTTACATTTTTATTTTTTAACTCTTCTAAATCTTTAATATCTACTTCTATATTAAAATGATAAACAAGAATATTAAATCCTTCCACATCTTGTAAAAATGTCTCTTTATTAAATTCTTTAAAAACTATCTCTACTTTTTTATTTTCTATCTCTAATCCATTAATTTTACTAAATGGATATTCTACTCTGTGCCAATGTGGGCTACTACCTTTTTTTGTTATTGTCAGTATTTTAATTGTTTCCATTTAATTGTTGTTTATTTCTTTCAAAAATTTTAATATCAGTTAAGTATTGTTTAAGATTTACCAATTCTGTAAATAACAATTTATCTTTATGCCAAGTATTACTTTCTAAAAATCCCCATAATTTTGCATAACTTAATGGGTAAGTTATAATTTCATTTACTATTTTTTCTTTTTCTGTCATATTTTATGCTCTTGGTAATTCTAAATCAACATCTCCATCTATACTAATTAATATACATTTTTTATTAGCTACATGAAGAAAATAATAGCCTCCCATTTGAAATATTCCCATTTTCTTAAAGTT